TGCATTTGTAGCTCAGAAGACTTTATTTGACTTTCAATGCCTTTCTGCATTTTAATAAGTTCTGCTTTAAGCATAAACTCTTGTTGCATTCTTTGCATCTCTAGTTCAGCCTCTAACTGTTTTATCTTAGCTTCCGCCTCCATCTTAGCTAATGCTGTTTGCTGTTTAGCCTGTTCAGATGTCATAGCCGCTTGCTGATTAGCTTCTGCTTGAAGAGCAATGTTTTCTTGCTGTCTCTTGTTATCGAGCTTCTCTTTACGTCTTTTTCTAACTTTAAGAAGTTGTGATGCAATTTTTACATTCTTAATGTTTCTAATATCAATAGCATCATCAATATCAATCTTTCCAGCAGAAAGTGAAGTCTGAATGTTTTGCTCAAGCATCTGCTTCTCTTCTTCATCTGGATGCATCTCAATGAATATTCCAAAGTCATGTAAATGAAGCTCCTTGATTTCTTCTAGTATGTCAACACTATACTTACCTATATTCTTAATGAAATCTTCTTTCATATCAGAATACTCAAGAACATCAGATAGTCTATAGGCTATACACTCTGCAAGTCTTTCTGTTATAAATAATCCTGACTTGAGAATATGTCTTGTTGCAGTATTTGAGTTTAGTGCAGCTAATTTCTGAACACCAACTAAAGCATTAGAATCTGGCATAGAGCCATCTCTAGCTTCATTTAAGCCTGTCACGCCTCTCAACATATTGAGATTGTAGTTGTACATATTAATAAGGGAGGATATCTTAGAGTTTGCTCCAGATGAGGTTAGCTCCTGTACTGGAACCTTACCGCTATTAAACTCTCCCTCTTCAGTAAAGCTTCTACCTAATACAGACCCAGTTTGGAAGTACATATTCAATGCCTCTTGAGGAGAGTATGTATTACCATTTCCTAGGTTAATAGATGATAGTCCATCTAAATCAATAAAGACTCCGTCTGGAATCATCTTGGCAGCAACCTGCTGAAGCTTAAGGTGTAAAAGTTGTATCTGATCCGCAAATGGAATCATTCTCTTTACAAGGGAATCAATCTGACCTCTGTACATTTTTGGCGCAGACACAACGTAGGGAGCATACACTCTCTCCATTGAGCTTTTTGGACGCACCATATTTTTCATCAGTTCCCATTTGAGAATTTTGTTTGTTCCTAACACAAGAACACCTTCGTACCATACATCAATTCTTTTAGATAATTTTTCAAAACGTGCTTGTTCTGTTTTTGGTGGATTGAATTGATCGTCTTTTTTTAGCACTTTTTCTCCGCCTTGTGCTGTTTTCTTTTTCTTATATACGATATTCTTGTCAGTCTTGTAACAGAAATACAATAATGTTGCAGTATTCTTATCAAATGAATCAGTTTTATAACCACCTCTCATTCCTTGATATGAATCAAACTTAGATGCCGACTTGGCAATTTCTTCAACTTCTTCTTGTGTTATTGATGGATCAATCTTTTTGATCTCTGTAATGTTGACATTCTTAACCTCTCCAAAGTAATAGCAATCCTGGAAATGTGGATCTTCTGTTGGGCTGAACACTAAGTCAGCTGGGTCTACATAGTCAACTTTAATTCCATCGTGAACATTGAAAGTATGCTTTGCAGCAGATACTCCAATAACCGTAGAGTCTTCATCAAGTCTTTTCTTGATGTGTTCGTAGTTGTTATGTTTTAAAACAGACGTAATGGCTTTTTCTTCAGCAATCTCAATATCATCTTTATAATCGATTTGCATATGTATATCTAGCTCATCATCTGTTTCAGGAAGTGCATCTGGTTGTACGCTAAACATATTTTTGCCTAGCATAGCTCCGATTTCTTCAAAGTCTTCTTTATTACGCATCTCTGTCTGGATGCGGTTTTTGTACATAGCTTTTTTGTTTGAAGATACTGGATCAATTGCCTCAGCTTTTACATCAAATAATCTGTTTGATATACCATTGACTACAATATCTACAAACTTTGGTATAATAGGCACTGGAGTCCAATCTAAGTTTAAATATGATATGTCTCCATTAATAGCAAGCTCGTCTTTGTACTTTCGTACAGACTGTTCACCCATTGCATATGTTCTTAGTTTATGATAGGTGTCACGGTTGTTATAAAACCTTGATTGACCACCCTCTTTTCTAAACCACTCAGACTCTATAGCATGCCCTACCATAAGCCCATATTCTTTCGATGCCTTCTCAGCATCTGAAGCTAATTGATTTGGAAATCCAATAACGTATTTCCCAGAAGTTCCTCGCATATTTTTACTTTATAATAGAGCTAACTGTGCCTGTATTATTATACCTTGCAAAGTTAACATTTATTTCTGTATCTTTTCTTTGAGCCTTAATGACGTATTTCTGGTTTGCCATGATAGCAAGACCTGAACTAACTGTTGCATCAAACTTGGTTCTATTACCAATATCATAGTTAGCCCAATCCAATAATGTCCTGTTAAAGTACATTTTACCAGTACCCTCGTCACTAAATCCTACATTGTTTTCTATATAACTTTCTATTGCCTCAGCGTGAATTGATATGACTGCTGGAGACGAAGGGATTCCTCCAAGCTCTCTTTCGGCTTTAGACAAGTCGTTTTTGTGTTTATCTGGTCTATTTATGCTCCATTTTCTATATCCTCTGTTTTTAAGATGATATAAAAGTCTTGGCTTGTTGTTCTCAGCTAATACAGGCATACCATAAAATACCATAGCCATAAGAACGTCTTCATAGAACAACTCTGCTGTTTGTGGTCTATAGATGTATTCTAAAAAGAACATATTACTTGGACCATCTAAATTCATTCTTGTAAAGCCATGAAGAGCACCATTAGACCCACCTCCACCTACAGTTCCTGATATATCATAAGAGTCACAACCAAAAGCACCTATATGCTCGTTACCAGGATACTTAAATCCATTCTTAGTTATAACTCTGTTTCTGAGCTCTAGTGGCGGTATCCAACTTACATAAAACCTTCCATGTTTTTCTGGTGTCCATATAACCTCTGTATCTTTGACTCCATTCTTCCAGGAGAAACCTCCCCTTTGTACAACACGTTGCCTTTCAAGATTATCATTAAAGTCTATTTGCTCGTATATTCTAGTTAAACTAAATAAACTATTTTTTGCTTCATCTCTAAAAGCATGCCCTTCTGTTCTAGGGAACTGTCTATAGAACTCATTAAGTGCGTCAGAATCGTTTCTAAGGCTCTCTACTTCATTTTCCCAGTAGTCTAATACCCCTCCATCTATTACGTCCCCATAGTGGTCTAAAACGGCTTTATTTGGCTTTCTGAAGACTGGTTGTCCAAACTGATCTATAAACCCCTCAAAGTTCCATTCCATAGGGATAAATAGAGAATACATTCCACTCTTAGTCTGACCATTTGCGTTTCTTTCTGTTACGTCAGAGTCCCTGTAAAGTTTCTTAAAGTTGCCCCCTCCTTTATCTTGAGAGTTTGAGGTGGAACCCATTAGGCATTTACCTATGATCCTTCTCCCTAGTCTAAGTGTAGTTTTAGTGACGCGCCAGTTGTTGAGGATATTATCTGGACGTTCCCACTTTCCAGATTCATCGTGGACGAGTAATCGTAGCTTTTCACCATCGTAGGAGTTATCTCCAGTGTTTTTCCAGTCAATGGTTGTGTCGAGTCCTGCAAGGTCATCATCATTCTCTGTGTCTGCAATAGACCTTCTTGTGAGCTTTGATGCTGGGACTCTGTACGCAAGCTCTGTCTTCGGTCTATCCATCCCATCTTGAATAGGTTTGAAGAAGAAGGGATAGTTTGTTGAGATCGGTACGACTTTGTCTGTGAACATTTTTTTTGCATCTGCACCACTCTTAGATAGAATACCAAACCTAGCATCGGAGGTGACTGTAGCTTGGTTAACCGTTTCTGCTGATGACATAAAGCTGAATCCTGAACGTCTGTTCTTGAGATAGCACATACCATAACATCTGTCGTCTGCTTTACAGGCTTCCCAGAAAATAAAAAAGATTCTGTTTGATTCTCTGTATTCTGGATGCCCAACATCGATCTTTGTCCATTGGAGGTACATGTAGTGAGACCCAGTAATATAAGTAGGAAGACCATTATTTTTAAACCAAAAACCACTCTCTCTTCTATCAAACTCAGCCTCAATGTAGTCGACCCATGACTCTTTGAATGAACTCGGGTACTCATTCCACTGGAAAATGGTCTTGATTTTTGATAGTTCTTTTGGATACTCAAATGGCTCCCAATACTGCTCCGATTCTTTTTCACTTCTACTGTGCGTTTCTTTCGGCTGCAAAGGTAATGCAATTTTTAGGTTTTGTATTTCAACAACCTCACCTATCTGACCAGATTTTGATATAACAACTACATCATGTTCACTGTTGTATCCATAATCCCAAGCTTTCTTTTTGTTTAGTTTATCTCTAGTCTTATCATCGATATGAGAGATAACCTTACACAGCTCAAGACTTTCGTCCTCTGGACTCTGCGAAGCTTTGGAATCCTGTATCTTTTCCTTTGCCGTCTTTAGTCTTATCTTCGCCATTTAGTTTATCTCTTTCGTTCTCTATCCTTTGCAGAATAGCAAATGCATCCTCTATAGCTAACCTTTTAGTTGCTGCAGCGTTTTTTAATCTATCAGCAGCAAGATCATCGTCTTTATGCCCTGTAATGATCTTTTCTTCGGCAACCTTTATAAGCTCATCAACTGCTTTTTCTGCAGCCTCTATAACTCTTAAAATAGTTTCTTTAGTATCACTCATCAGTGTATGTATAAGTGAAACAATAATTTTCCCACGTTGATGTGGTAACCCAATACTCTTCCATTTAATTAAATTTAATACAAATATCATTATGCCTCATTCTATAGAATTTTTGGTCATCTATTGTAAACTCATATTCTGAGTTTTTAGTAAACCCTACTTTTTCTCCTTCTTCAAAGATACTGCTATGCTTTACAATTCCCACATGCTCTTCTTCTTTTTTGTCCGATCTATAAATCTCGTTATCTTGATTATAATCGACAGGAGAAATGAAGCAATAATCTTTTGTAGTTTTCCACCCCTTGTCATCTTTATACATGTATATTCTTTGAGGGTTGACTAAGTATTCGCCATCCCTAAAAAACTCATTACTTTTTCTTTTTTTGCCTTTAGCATCTAGATATGTTCTAAACACATTGTGATGAACAACTACTAGGCTACCAACTGGTATCTCTCCACCCTTCGGCACCGCACACACAACTCCCAGCCTGTTCACATAACTGGCATCCTCTATCGATGTGTTTATCGTGAACTCTTGGTTTGCTATTGTCTTTGTGTTGTTGTATTCCTTTCCGAGTGGTTTTACCAGATAATCCCATCTTGGTGTCATATTAAATTTATATTGTATTCAATTACTACTGGAATGTCTTTAAACTCTTTCCATTTTACAGATTCTTCGTTTTTCTTGACCCAAACGCTAAACCCTTCTTGTTCTTGAGCTATATCGCTTATAACATAAGATCCACCCAAAACCTCTTGGTTTATTATATAATGCATGGCGTTCTTGTAATCTGCGCCTACTGAAATCTTTCTAATATAGTTCATTTTATTTAATTTTCCATTTTATGCTATTGCTAAATAGATGAATGTTTGTCCATTCTCATTGTAAGTAGTTGAAGCTGTTGATGTTGAAGG